GCTGAAATGATCCGTACCTACGACAAGAATTCGGTCGAAAAGAAGATGCGTTGCGTGATGTTCATGGACAATCTTCGTAAGGGCGATCTTCGTCGCTGGGAAGATAGTGTTGCTTGGATCGAAAAGCACTATCTGACGCCCGATGAGTTGATTGAATACGGAATTGTCGTTGTTCGTGATACTCGTCGTTCCTTCTCACGGAAAGATCGTGAGATGCAGCTTGCAAAGCAGCGCGGCAAGTGCTATATTGATAGCAAGCCTCTGTCTATGGACGATGCGGAAGCAGCGCATATTGTTTCCTATGCAGACGGCGGCAAGACTGATCCTCAGAACATGGTAATGATTCGTTCTATTCATAATCGCAATATGGGCACAATGAATGTCAATGACTACAAGATCATGTGGATGAACAATAGGGAAGCAGCTTGACCGATCTATTCAAAGACATTATACCTTCTATCCAGCAGACTAAGAAGGTAGTTATTGCCGCTGAGAACGAACGGGATTATGTCCCGTTCGTTGTTAACCGTTCCATATCTTTTCATCTGGATATGTTAATGGCAGCCAATCAAATGAACATGTTGCCCATGGCAGACAATCTTCTACAATATCAGTATTTGCTAAATACTGTAAGAGCCTATAAGCGCCCATTCCAGAAATGGCAGAAGCGTGAGACTGTAGAGAATTTGGATGCTGTGAAAGAGTATTATAACTACTCCAACGAAAAGGCTAAAGATGCCTTGTCCATCTTGTCTAATGCTCAGATCGAACAGATCAAAAAGAATTTAAATAAAGGTGGTTTGAATGTTAGACATAAACGAATTAGTGGAGGTAACGCTACCAAATCCTGACAACTTTTTAAAGGTACGCGAGACACTTTCTCGTATCGGTGTGGCCTCAAAGAAAGATAAGACACTGTATCAGTCATGTCATATCTTACACAAACAGGGCAAATATTACATAATTCATTTTAAGCAATTATTCTTATTGGACGGGAAGCAGTCAGACTTCACTGAAGATGACCGCGCCCGTCTTAATACTATCGCTAATCTGCTTTGCGAATGGGAACTAGTAAACTTAGTCGATGAGCAGAAATCCAGTGATCCTGTTGCTCCATTGTCTCAGATAAAGATCATTTCTCACAAAGAGAAACATGAATGGAATCTAGTAGCTAAATATACTATAGGCAAGAAGCGCAAGGAAGAATGATCAATGGCACAGTTCCGTAAAGATACGCACAAGTATTTACCACAAGAGACTACGCTTTTTGAAACTGTGATGTTGGCGGATCAATACGGCAATCTTGTCGGCGCTGCTAATCCCTCTGGCATGGCAGTTGATGCTTTCGGTAGAGCCAGAATGTCAACTCCTTTGACGCTCTTCGACTCATCTCATAGATATAGAGATAATGGTCTTTGGGTTCAAGCTAATAATACAAACACGACAGTTACGTTCTCTCCTAGTGAAGGTCTAATAAATCTAAGCGTCAGCACAGCAGCTAACGACCAAATTATTCGTGAGACAACTAAGGTATTCTCATATCAGCCAGGCAAATCATTACAGGTTCTTAATACATTTGTAATGGCAAATGCTCAGACAAATCTCATACAGCGCGTCGGATACTATGGCGCAAATAACGGCATCTATCTAGAACAGGCTAATGGCAGCATCTATCTTGTAGAAAGAACATCATCTTCTGGATCAATGACAGAAAATAGAGTTGCACAGGCTGATTGGAACATTGATACATTGCTTGGCGCAGTTGATAGTAGTCCTTCACAGAAAACTCTAGACTTGTCTAAAGCACAAATTCTTTTTACAGACATTGAATGGTTAGGTCTTGGCACTGTTCGTTGCGGATTTGTAATTGATGGTCAATTAATTCACTGTCATTCTTTCCATCATGCTAATCGCATTTCTACCACATACATGACTACTGCATCTCTACCTTTGAGATATGAAATTAATAATGTTGGTCCGACTGGCAATTCAAGCACACTAAAACAGGTATGTTCTACTGTCATCTCAGAGGGCGGTTATGAACTTAGGGGATTCCAACAATCTATTGGCACAGCTATAAAAACACCTAGAAACTTGCCTACTTCTGGCGTAGATTATGCTGTTGCAACATTGCGATTGAAAGATGCTAGAAAAGATGCTATAGTTATTCTTACTGCGCTATCGGTAATGGGTATCGGAAATAATGGCAAGTTTTTATGGAAAGTCATCCGTAACGGAACATTGTCTAACACCACATTCACTTCGGCTGGTACAGATTCGTCTGTTGAATATAATACGGTAGCAAACAATGTTGTAACTGGCGGAATCACAATGGCTCAAGGATATTTTTCATCAGATACCCAGAGTTCCGTACCAACCGATATTCTAAAAGAAGCACTATTTAAGTTCCAGTTAGAAAGAGATTCTTTGAGCGGCACAGCTGGTTATCCTTTAACTCTTGCAGTCGCAGGAGGAACTGATAACTTAGACGTTCATGGATCAATGGACTGGGAAGAAATTTCTAGATAATGACAATGGAGTATATTATGAATAGATTAGGATTTTTTAAGACGCATCCAAAAGTTTTACTGCCGAAGTTCTCAACAAAGCAGTCTGCCTGTTTTGATGTTGCGGCACAGTTTGCTGGCAAGTATCAGTACAAAGGCTATAACGCACAGAACAAAGAATTTACCAGACAGTTTCATAACAACGGCACTCAGATTTGCATTAATCCTGGTGATCGCATTATGGTACCGACTGGATACATTCTAGATATTCCTGCTGGCTATTCTGTTCGTGTTCATCCTCGATCAGGCACATCGCTGAAGCAAGGTCTTATTCTCATCAACGGCGAAGGCATTATTGACTCAGATTACACCGATGAACTCTATTTGCTAATGTTCAATGCATCAGACAACAAGTACATGATCAATGATGGCGATAGAATCGCTCAAGGCGAATTGACTAAGTTAGAAGAATATGTTATTTGGGAATCTTTGGCAAGACCTCTCAGAAAGTCAGATCGAATTGGTGGAATGGGTTCTACTGGCGTATCGCAAGATAGTGTCATAACATATGGTTCGACACCGACAGTTATTCCTGCGACTATTCCTACAGCGCCAATTTCTACATTTTCTCCGAAATTGGAAGTTCTATCTGAAGACACAAAAGAAGAGATTAAGAGAGGTCGCGGAAGACCAAAGGGTGCGCCAAATAAACCAAAAATAAATGTCATAGCCTCTTGACATTTTAACTGAGAAGTATTATATATACTGATGTGGGATGAGAGTCCCACATTCTCTTTGCCTAATGGAAAGAGATGTTAAAAAACAACTTGCTTAATAGGAGTTAAACATGAACAAGTCCCTAGATCCATTTTCCTTTTCTACTTTTCCCAAGCAATTCAACACCACTGTAGGCTTTGAACCCATGCTAAAAAAGTTCAATGAACTTGCAGAATCTATGTCTAAGATTCCAACTTATCCTCCATACAACATCAAGAAGATTGATGAGAACAAGTATGTGATTGAGATGGCCGTTGCTGGTTTTGGCAAGCAAGACCTTGAACTTGAATTGCAAGACGGCACTCTTACTGTAAAGGGCAACATCACAGCAGATGACAGTGAATATCTTTACAAGGGTATTGCCGAACGTGCCTTTACTCGTCAGTTCACTTTGGCCGATACTGTCGAAATCAAGAATGCAGACCTCATCAATGGTATGCTAAAGATTTGGCTTGAGCGTTTTATTCCAGAAGAAAAGAAGCCAAAGAAGATCAACATCGGCGAAACACCAGACACTCATAATGGCGAAGCAACGAAGCAGTTTCTATCCGAAAAGTACGGCGACAAGTAATGGTCGCATACTTAAAGAAACTGTTCTCTCGTCGCAGTGAACAAGACCGAATGTATAACTATCTAAGTCAGGCTACGGACCGTGTACATCTTGAACATCTTCAGCGCGAATGGGATCGTATGTCTCACAGCAAGAGGAGCAACTGGTAATGGTACCGTATACTGATGAAGAAGCAGACTGGCTATCTGGCCAGTAACACTAGATACTGAGGGAGAATGAACTCCCTCAGTTTTATTATGGAGAAAGTGCATGAATAATAAGGTTATGATTACCCTTGCTGTTACACTCTTTGCTTTTGGAGTTGGTACAGCATATGCTGCCCGCGATACTATTCGTATCGTTGGTTCATCTACAGTTTATCCTTTCACAACAGCAGTGGCAGAAGTTTTCGGCAAGTCTTCAGGCGGTAAGACGCCTGTTGTCGAATCTACTGGCACTGGCGGCGGCATCAAGCTATTCTGCGCGGGCACGGGCAATGATACTCCTGACGCCGTGAACGCATCTCGACCAATGAAGGAAACAGAACTTAAGACATGTAATGATAATGGTGTTACAGTAACCGAAGTCAAGATTGGTTATGATGCTATTGTCCTCGCTATGTCAAAGGATCATGAAGATATGAACCTGACGAAGGATGATATCTATCGCGCATTGGCCAAGTTTGTTATCGTTGATGGCAAGTTTGTAGAAAATCCATACAAGACATGGAAAGATGTAAACGCCGCACTTCCTGATGGCAAGATTGAAGTTCTTGGTCCACCGCCAACTTCAGGCACACGCGATTCTTTTGTTGAACTTGTGATGGAAAAGGCATGTAAGGAAGCTATCAAGTCAAACAATCTTACTGTCACAGAAGATGAAGAAAAGTCTATGTGTAAGTCCATGCGTGAAGATGGTGCGTTCATCGAAGCTGGTGAAAACGATACACTAATTATTCAGAAGCTACAGGGCAATCCAAATGCTCTTGGTATCTTCGGCTTTTCATTCCTTGAAGAAAGCCAGAACATTGTAAAGGGTGCTACAGTTGATGGTATTGCTCCTGAATATGATGCAATCAAGACTGGTAAATATCCTGTTTCTCGTCCTTTGTTTGTGTATTTCAAGAACGAACACTTTGATGTAATTCCAAATCTTCGTGAGTTCATGGAAGAATATCAGAGTGAAAGAGCAATCGGTGAAGAAGGTTACTTGACCGAGAAGGGTCTTATTTCTCTACAATGATTTGACAACACTGGAGAGATGCTATATAATAGTGTCTCTCTTTTCATTATGGATATAACATGAAACTCATCATTGAAAAATCTGTAGTCGTTATCACACCTACAATCGGTTCCGATAAACTCGCGGATGCCATCGCTTCTGTTCAAAATCAAACTTACGGAAATGTACAACATCTTCTTGTATTGGATGGCTATCAATATTTACACAAAGCGCCACACGTTGATAGAGATAATCTAAAGATGATTACGTTGCCCTGGAATACAGGCGCAAATGGTTTCAATGGTCAGCGCATCTATGCTTCTATTCCACATCTTGTCAATGCCGACTATATCTTTTTCCTTGATGAAGACAATTGGTATGAACCTAATCATGTTCGTACACTTGTTGAAACGATTGAGCAGCAGAATCTAGACTGGGCATTTTCTCTTCGCAAGATTTTCTCTCCAGATAAGCAGTATCTTGCAGATGATAACTGTGAAAGTCTAGGCAAATGGCCGATATTCTTCACGCATGATAATCCTCAGTATCTCGTAGATACCTCTGCATTTGCTTTCAAGCGCGAGTTCATAAAGGCTA